ACAACGAACACCACCTATGCTGTTCCAAGGAATCCGGTCACTCATTCGATCAGGCGTAGACAAACTCACGGAGAACCCCACCGCAGTCCTGGCTGCCAATGGGGTATCCGTGGGAGTCTCGTTTCTTCAACAGGTGGAGTTGGTCCTGAAGGTAGCCGTACTGGCTGTCTCGTTCCTCCTCACTTGCGTCTCGCTGTACTACAAAGTCAAACGGAAAGGCAAACCCGATGGCCAAGAGTAAACAACCAACCCCAAGTGAGCAACTGCTGGAGCTTCAGAACCTGATGACCACCGCCTTGATCGATCGCATCAGGTCCGGTGAGGCATCCGCATCGGATCTCTCAGTGGCCCGTCAGTTGCTCAAGGACAACGGAGTGATCGCCAACGCTGCCGAGGGGACACCCATGCGGGAGCTTGCCAAAGACATCCTGCCGTTCCCCAGCGACGAGGATCACGAACTGGCAGCCGGGGCTGAATCGGCTCCTGATGCCGCAGCTGCCCTCCGATAACCCACCCAACACACCATGGTAACCACCACTGCTACCCCCAAACGGATCTCCAAGAAGGGCCAAAAGGCCCTACCAGCCTACGTGGCTGATCCTGGGTTGAAGGATTTTCGGAACTTCCTATACCTCCTGTGGAAGTACCTGAACCTCCCAACACCCACGGTGAGCCAATACGCCATCGCTGATCAGATCCAACACGGACCTGACCGGCAGATCGTGGAGGCCTTTCGAGGGGTAGGCAAGTCGTGGATCACTGTGGGGTACGCCCTTCACACCCTGTACCTCGATCCCCAGAAGAAGATCGAAGTGGTCTCTGCAAGCAAGTCCCTTGCGGACAACTTCAGCACCTTCTGTCTCCAGTTGATATACGGGTGGGACCTGTTGGCCCCATTGCGCCCTGAGGGTGACCAGCGGAACTCCAAGATCCAGTTCGATGTGGGCCCCGCCAAGGAATCCAAGGACCCCTCGTTGAAGTCCGTCGGGATCACCGGACAGATCACCGGAACACGGGCTGACCTCATCATCGCGGACGACATCGAGGTCCCCAACAACTCCCTGACCCAGACGGGTCGGGACAAGCTGGCTGAGTCGGTGAAGGAGTTCGATGCCGTTATTAAGCCGGGAGGCCGTATCCTTTACCTTGGGACTCCCCAGACGGAGATGTCGATCTACAACATCCTCCAAGAGCGTGGGTACAAGGCTTGCATCTGGCCAGCCAAGTACCCATCGAGGACCGAGATCATCAAATACGGGGACCGACTGGCCCCCAACATTCTCGAGGAGGTCACCAAAGAGCCCTGGAAGGCTGGCAGGTCCACAGAGCCCTCCCGGTTCTCCGATGAGGACCTAGCGATCCGTGAGGCCTCCTACGGCAAGTCAGGGTTTGCCCTCCAGTTCATGCTGGATACCACCCTCAGTGACGCCCTTAAGTACCCGTTGAAGCTCTCGGACCTCATTGTGATGGACCTGGACTCCACCACAGGCCCTGAGAAGGTCATCTGGGCATCAGGCCCCCAGCAGGTCATCGGGGATCTCCCGTGTGTCGGGTTCAAAGGAGACCGCTATCACCGCCCCATGGAGATCCTTGGGACATGGATGCCGTACCAAGGGACCGTCATGTTCATCGATCCCTCGGGACGGGGCTCCAACGAGACCGGCTACGCCATCGTCTCCATGATCCACGGTACGTTGTTCCTTCGGGCCTCTGGAGGTCTCACCGGGGGCTACACACCGGAGAACCTCACGTTCCTGTGTAACCTCGCCAAGGAGCACAAGGTGACGTGGATCCGTACCGAGAGCAACTTCGGTGACGGCATGTTCAACTCCCTCCTGACACCCATCCTCACCAAGGTGTACCCTTGTACCCTCGATGAGGTCCGATCGACCACCAACAAGGAACGCCGCATCATCGACACCCTGGAACCCGTTATGAACCAGCACAGGCTGGTGGTGGACTCCAAGGTGGTCAAGGCGGACTACGAGGGGACGGTCGGTGCTGTGATCTCCTCCACCTCCCATCAGTACCAGCTGTTCTACCAGATGTCCCGCATCACCAAGGACCGAGGGGCCCTTGCTATGGATGACCGGCTGGATGCCCTGGCAGGTGCTGTGGCCTACTGGACGGAACGTCTGGCCACCGACCAAGACCGTCAGATGGAGGAGCACAAGGATGCCCTGTTGATGAAGGAACTCACTTCGTTCATCGACCACACCTTCAACACTGGGAGAGACCAAGGGTCGACATCCCTTACATGGACCTCTCCGAGGGGGAGATGACCCTCCTATAGGTATGATAGGATTCCCTTTACGAATACTAGGTAAAGGTTTTACTATCAGGTATATAGAGACCTAGGGAAGGTGACCAGTTAGGTGGTAACCCAATCAAACCATTTTTGGTAAAGGGGGGATATAGGGGGGAATCTCAGGCCACTAACTAAGTTCACCGGAGGCCTTTAGGCCGAAGGTAACTATGGGTGTACCATGGGGTTATCAAGGAGATCGGACTGACACACCTAAGGGCTGCCCATGGGCTAGCAGTCCGTGTACCTTGATGAGTACCTATGTTAAGACCATGGTTTATGGATAGGTGATGTAAGGGTGATTTTAACCATCCTCCCCCATCAATGACTCTGTGTAGGTATCCTTCATGTATTCCTACAGGAGTCCTATAGGGAACCCTCAAACCCACCCAAAGGAGACCCATCCCTATGCCCTCCTCCCACCTTCCCAAGGTTTCTTCATTCAGTCTTCCCCATGGTGATCCCTTCAATCACGACATCAAGGTGTACCTCGTACATCCCAAGAAGGGCCTTTCCTCCACCAACCTCTCCCAAGCACTCTTTCAGATGACAAAGGAGGATTTCCTCCCCTGTACCCAAGAAGCTCTCGATGAGGTCAACAGCCCAGAAGCTGGGACTGCCCTTTGTGTGTACGATGGAACCAGGGTCGCTCTTGTGTTCCACCTTTCCACAGTCACCATCGAGATGGTGGTCCATGAAGTGGTCCATTGTGTCACCCGGATCATGGACTCCATCGGGTGTCACCTAGCGGATGCCTCGGAGGAGGTCTACGCCTACCTGACCGGCAACATCACAAAGGGTATCTTGGAGCACCTGAAGAAACATGGGGTAACACTAAAACCCTAGAAGGCCCATTCCTGAGCCGCTAAGGGGTCGCCAAGGCGTTTTGATAGGCGAGCAAGGTGATCACAGCGGAAAGGGTACCAAAGAGGCTCCTAGAGGCGTATAGGAGGTCGGGGTGTGGGCCAATGGTGACTTGATGGGGATCGATTGGAGACCTAAGGTGTTGCGATGTGGTACGATGGGCTGATTTTGGGGCAAAAATCCGTTGAGGTATACACGCCATCGTAAGTGCGAGTTCCCCCCGTACCCCCTTCCGGTTTCATCCTGGCATCGAGGTGGTTCATCGTGGTGCATGGGTGGCCTGCCGGTCGCCCCCAGCTGGGCACAAGGCGGGCACATCACCCCACAATCCACCAGCATTGCCTGCCATGCCCGCCAGATTTAGTGTCTATCGAGGTGGTCTCATGGCTGGTTTTGGTGGTCTTGAGTAAGTAGGGCCATTGTGGCCTAGTGCGACAGGGCCGAATGCACCTGGCTATGTGGTTTGCTGTTTTTTGAAAATAGTTGGCGGAATAGCTTGCGTTTTTTGCCTCACTTGATCTATTCTATTAGTGGTTCAAACATTCAACCATCACACACCATGCAACACTTCATCACACTCCCTGAATCCGAGGCCTCGCGCCTAATCGCGTTCCATTGTGCCTATCTAGAACATCCTCTGGACAATGGTCACACGCTCCGCATCACTCGCAGTGTACGCTTTCAAAGCGTCACACTTGAAATTGTGGACGAGGCACACAATGACACTCTGGCGTCTCTCATGGTACCCGCTTGTCCTGCTAACGTCAAAACCCTTAACTCATTGGTAACTCACTTTGCTCGTGCTTTTGAGTGCGTAGCCTAACGAACGCACAAATTTCCACACAGGATCCCACAAACCAAAAACCCACCACGAAATGACAACGACACAAATCGAATCCACAATCGGCACCTTGTCCAGTCCATCTAAAATACCTTGCTATTCCTACAGCATCCCGGCCCGTCATTGCATCACAGGTCAAAAACTACGCTCCGTGGAAGGTTCTATCTGTTCAAAATGTTACGCCTTAAAGGGCCGTTACGTTTTCCCGAATGTTCAATCGGCACTGGATAAACGCTTCGAAGGAATTCAGCATCCACAATGGGTGAGCCTCTTGTCGCAAC